ACTTTTTAGCTCCGTCAATGATGCCGCCGAAAAACCCGCTGATCTGCTGGCCCAGCCAGTCACCGACAGATTTGATGCCCTCCCAAATGCCTTTTACGATATTCACGCCGATCTCAAACACAGCGGAAACCGCTTTGCCGATTCCATTGACAATGGCCTCCACGATTTTCGGCAGCTGAGCGATCAGGTTGGGGAGCGCGTTGATCAGACCATTCGTCAGCGCGGTCATGATTTTAATTGCCGCGTCAATGATCAGATCCAGATGCTCTACGATCCAATTGACCAGAGCATTGATTATATCCGTAATCGCCTGCACGATTTTCGGCAGATCGTTCAGCAGGCCCTTGACCAGGCTTTCAAGAATCTCGCCGCCCGCTTTCAGGATCCGCGGGAGGTTGGTGCTGATGGTTTTCAGCAAATCGTCAAGGCCCTCGCTTATGGTTTTCATGATGCTGGGCATGTTTTTTGCCAGACCCTCAACGATATTCGTGATAATTTCAATGCCGGAATTCAGCAGGATGCTCTTATAGGTGGTAATTGTTTTGACGATCAGCGGAGCGATTTCCGCCGCAATCGGCCCGATTTTCGGAAGGGTATTCCGCAGGCCGTTCATTACGCTGTCGATCAGTTCCCCGCCAACCTTAACCATTTGCGGCATAGACTGTGTCAGCCGCTGAATGATCTGGTTGATGATCCCGAACGCCGACTCCACGATTTTCGGCCCAGAAGACTGAACCTTGCTCATGATCTGGTCAAGGATCTGGCCGGTAGCATTGACCAGGCCGGTCAGGCCCTCCTTCTGGAACGCGTCTGTCAGCTGCTGGATATAGCCCAGCGCTGCGGGCAGCAGGTCGTTTTTGATGGTGTTGGTAATAGGCTGGAACACTTCGCCCACCAGGGCCTTGGCATTGTCTTTCAAGGTGGAAATCATGCCCTCCATGGTCTTGGAGGCGCTTTCCATGCCGTTGTAGAATTGACCGCCCGCGCTGGTGGCGGAAATGAACGCCTGTTCGACTTCCTTCGCGCTGATCGCGCCCTTGCTCATGCGGTCGCGCAGCTGCTCCATTGATTCGCCTGTGCGCTTGCTGATTTCGTTAAGCGGGTTAAATCCTGCGTTAATCATCTGCATCAGGTCTTGACCAGTCAGTTTACCGCTGCTGGATACCTGACCAAAAGCCAGCGCCAAGGATTGGAATTTTTCCTTGTTGCCCAAAGACACATCGCCCAGGGCTTTCAGGATCGGTGTGGTTTTATCCGCCTCAATGCCAAACGACAGCAGCGTCTGTGTGGCCTGCGCCAGATCCTCCATACCGAACGGCGTTGACGCGGCCATTTTTTTTAGCTCTTCGACCTTTTTAGCAGCCGCTTCTGTAGACCCCAACAGCGTTGAGAAGTTGGTTATATAACCCTCCATCTGGCTGTTGTATTCCAGGCCGACCTTGCCCAGGCCTACCACCAGCGCCGTACCAGCTGCGGCTATGCCCGTAACGGCTTTGTTCATTTTGTCAATGATGGCCGTAGCCGCCTCCGCCGCCGCTTTGCCAACGGCAATAAAGCCCTGGGCCAGCTGCGCCGTGGTATTTTTCAGCGTATTGAAACCGTTGGCGATCGCGCCAGTAACCATCTGCTGCATAGATTGCCGCGTCTGGTCAATAGCCGTCCTGGTCTGGGACATGTTCTGTTCCAGACCCGCAACGGTAGTGCGCTGTTTTTCATACGCCGTGGTTGCGCGTTCGATGGCTGCGCTGTCCCCGGAAACCTTCGCCCGTTCCAGCTCCTGCCCCAGCTGCGCAAGCGCCTGCTGGGCTTTGGGCAATTCCTGATTCAGCAGCGCCAGCTTATCCTTTTGCTGCTGCATGGACTGGCCCAGGGTGGTGAATTTCTGCGCCATCCCAGGCAGGCCCTTGTCCAGGAGATTCTGCGACTGGGACAGGCGCGTCATTTCAGCGGATAGCGCTTTCGTTTCTGCATCGCAGGCTTTCAACGCGGCTTTGAACGCCTCCGCGCCGGTGACCTCGATTCCCAGGGAGATCGTAGATTGTGCCGCCATTTACTCACCTCTATTTCAGCGATCTGAACATTTCCAGCAATTCCGCCTGCCCCTCCGCCACCGTCTGGCGGTAGCGGTAACCCTCCTTTTTGATCTGGTGAATGGCGATCAGATCATAGATCAGGGACAGGGGCAGATCCATCGTTTCCGACAGTGTCAGGCCCATTTCCAGGCCGTACCACGTAAACCACTCACTGGTCAGCCGTTTAGGGCCTCCCCGTGAGCGGCCTCTGCGTTTTTTGGCGGTTCAGCGTCCACCTTTCGTTCACCAGCTGCCGCGGCCAGGATCGCGTCCATATATTTCCCGTAATCATCGGATCCGGACGCGTCCAGAATCTCCTCCTCGGTAATGGTTTCGTAAGCGCCCATACCGGCAAGCGCGGCATAAGCACGGCCCGCTTCACTCATCCGGCGCACCAGCCAGCAAATATTCGTGACGGACTTTGTATCATCCGCCAGGAACGTTTCCAGGCTTTTGCCCTTTGCCTCGATATCCACCAGCACGCGGTTAGACATGCACAGGAGATACTCTTTCCCATTGATTTGCAGTTTTGATGTACGCATAAATCAAACGCTCCTTTGTTCGATTTATCAGCCGTTGGTAATAGAGAGATAATTCTTGATCCAGGTTTCAGCGTCCGCCTCGGTCTGGAACCAGCCGAGCTGCTGCCAGTTGGCGTTCACCGTATCATCACGCAGGATCGCAGCGCTCAGCTCATTTCCGCTGAATTCGATCTCCTCGCCCTGGGTGGCCAGGTCGAAAGACGGAATGTTAAACTGCACTTTCGGCAGGATGATAGCCAGCCAGACCGGAGCACCGTCCACGATGGATTTAGAAATCAGGCCCACGCCGACATACGGAACCACAAGATTACCGGGGAACGCCAGCGTTGTGCCGACCGGGGTGGTGGACGAACCCGGCTCGATGCCGTAAATAGCGCCCAGCACAGCGGCCAGCAGGCGGTCGATTTCCAGCGTAAGCGTGCCGCCATTGAATACGGACGCAGATTCCGCAGGCCCGTTATCCGCATAAAAAAACTCGGTTTCGCTGTCTTCAGGCTCAATCGCGGCGTTGACGGCTTTGCCCATCGTGCCGCCGCCCGAATAGGTGACCACGTTGTTGCTGGCCGCATATTTCGCAAAATAGGGTTTGGAAAGACCAACTTTTGCCATTGGTTTTTACCTCCGTTACTTAATCAGATCGTTGATTTTGTTCTGACCAGCATCAAGCGCCGCCTGCTGTGCCTGCGCACGGCAACGATTATACGCACGCCGCACAAATGGGTTTTTCTGGCGGATGCTGGATCCTGACTCAATGGAACGCGCAATCATCGGGATCGGAACGCCAGCGGGATATTGCTTTGTCGGACGCTCGTTGTAACCGTCAAACGACACTACGACATCCGCCTTGTCACCGGTGGTTACGATCCGCGAAATGCCCAGGCGTTCCTTGAGCATTCGTTTGTTATGCTTGCCGACCACGTTACGTTTCTGCCCATTGCGCATATAGCCGCGCTGTTCGGGCAGGTTGTCTATTTCCGCTTTCAACGTATCGGCCAGCACGGCAGCGCCCGCATAGCACGCTGCTTTCATTACGGTAATCGCCTGATCGCCCGCGAGGTTTTGCAACAGACCGGAAAAATCCGTTCCGCCCTTGACCTTTCGCACACGTTTTGCCATGTGATCACCACGTTTCCAAAGAAAACACCCATTCCCAATGAAGGAGGCGCGTTTCCTGTTCGTACTGTACAGAATTCAGATACCACGCGCAGCCATCAAAGCCATTGAGCGTTTCCTGGATGCGCTGCATCGTTTCGCGGTCATTGTTCCTGGAGAACAGATCTATAGTCCCTTGTGGGGATTGGTTCTCCATGTGGCCGTCTGCGTAGAATCCGGCCTCCTGGTCAATGGCAATCACTATGTAATCCGTATCTGGCCGGGAATCCCAGGCGTATTCGGCCAGCGGGATATCAAGCGCACGCAGCGCCTCGACCAGATCAGAATACATTTTGATTCCCCCGTTCCACGGTGATCTCGATGCCGTCCGCCTCGTTGACGTAGGTGCGCAGCACGGTATATTCAATACCGTGGAATTCGCAGCGCTTTTCGCCGTGATATTCAAAACTGTGTGTCAGTTCGAATACCCATTCGGGCCGCAGGCCGTGGGAAAGCGCCTCATAGGCTTCGCGCATTCCCACGCTGCGCACGGTGCAATAGACCTGCCGCCTGCGCTCCGCTGCAGTGTCAAAACGGCCATGCGCTCCAGGGATCTCATCAATGAGCGTCAGCACATCCGCCCTGACCATTTGGCAGCACCCCCCCAATTGGTATAGCCGGTAGCAATCGCCATTTGCCCCTTCAGCGATTCATACGCCCAGCGCAGATTCTCAAAATCAGCAGGCGAGTGAAACATCATGCGGCAATAGGTGATCACGGCACGCTGAACCATAGCGTCATAATTGTTGGCAGGCTCGACACCGGCAATGCCCAGGTCGATCATAGCCGCATCGATCAGGCTCTTGATTTCAGCGTCATAGGCATCGGTAGTGATGCCCATAGCAAGTTTTACTTTTTCAAGCATTGATTTTCACCCCGTTTACATTTCTGAGCGCTTCTGCGTCATCCGGGTATATGGTAATTTGCCCGATATGGCCCACCCGCGCCCCCGGTTCGGCCCAGATCTCCCAGCCGATGGAAGTTGCCCGTTCACAAAACGCGAGGTCTTCCCCAAGGCTTGATGTCGGCAGGAAACAAGTGTTATATTTCTCCCTGACCGCTTTTAACAGGTCGGTGCGCATCAGCACACAGGCAAATCCGCACCCACTGACCCGGAATGTATCGCGGGGGTATTCTTCGATTCGTTCCAGTGTTGACAAGTCCTTAAACAGGCAGCTTGTATAAGGAAACCGCCTTGACCGGGCGATCCCGGAAACAAACGCCTTTCCGCTGAATTGCAGATCATAGAGCAATTCATCGTTAAAAACCATATCAGCGTCCAGCCATAGAACGTGCGTATATTCTCCGCCGATTGCATGTGCCGCCAGCCTATCACGCGCCACATATACCAAAGTGCCGGAGAGAATCTTTACATCGACATTCACCCCGTCACGGTCAAGGCGCTGAACCAGAGCCGTCAGGCATTTGACAAACTCAACGTTGATATAATCCAGCGCTGGCACAGCAATCAGCAGTTTCATTTCTTCGCACTCCTTCTGGCTCTGGGCTTCGGTTCTTCTTCCGGCTTGTCTTCCTGCACGTCAACGGCGGATTGTACATCCAGCAGGAAATCATGCTCGGTCGGGGAGACATCTACGATCTCCCCGGCCTTGTGCATGATCCGGCTGTCACGAAGCAGCAGAACCTTCATATCAGGTTCCGCTCGGCTTCGCAACGTTGACGAAGCGTCCCGGAGCGGTCACGGCATGGGCCACATACTGACGGCCCACAACCTTGACCATATCCGATTCGGATTCAGTCAGCTCGTCATACTTGATGATCACACCGTCACCTTCGGGATAATTGACCTGCACGCCGTCCAGATCGCCAACGATGGCATAGACAGCATTCGCAGACGCGGAATCATAAGCCGGAAGCGCCGATGTATAAACGCGGGGGAGGCCCATGAACGGGTCAACCGCGAAACTACCGGCTGCATAGGCGGCACGGAAATTCACTTCAGACAGGCGGTTCATGATGACAACAGCATTCCGCGCTTCATCGGTCAGGTTGGCGGCAGCTGTCGCAATCGTATTGATGCCCGGAGCAGCGGTAATCTTCGTCACGCCGACAGCGGTCGCGGAATGGGTTGTACCAGCACCGGCAATATCGCCGACCACAGCGCCGGCCAGTTTTTTGATGATCTGATAGGTCAGCTCATCATATACATAGCGGAGGAAGGTTTCGCCACCCATCGCCACGGCTTCGTCAGAAATTCGAATCCACTTCTTAATGTTGGCGGGGATCATGGTCACGATGCCCAGCAGCAGAGATTCCTCGGTCGGAGCGGTCGTGCCTTCGGCGTGAACATAGGCAGGATCAGCGGAGCGCTCAAACGCCACCTTCAGATTGCCCTTAAAATAGGTGCGGCGGACGCGGGAAAGAATCTCATCCCGATCCCAGGCAGTGCGGACAATCTGTTCCACCATGACAGGCACAGGAACCTGACCGGTGGTCTGCACGTTTTCAGTGAGCAGGGCACGGCACTCATCATCGCGGCCGGTCTTGATGTAGTTGGCATACGCCTCGGCATACTTCGCGGAGCTGCGGATTTCTTCAAGGGTCATGGTCTTTCTCTCCTCTTCTTTCGTTTCTTTGACTTCACCCAGGCCCTGGGCGATAGCCGCGCGCTTTTCGGCAGCTTCTTTCGCGGCCTTGCGCAGTTCTTCGCGCTGTTCGTTCAGCTGGCGGACTTCCTCCTGGAGCGCGTCCAGGTCGGATTCCGGGTTATCCAGCTCCGCCTTGATTTCGGACAGGCGGGTTTCGATTTCTTCAATCGTTTTCATGGTTGGATACCTCCATCAGAATCTTGATTTTCTGGATTTTGCGCTGACGCTCCATAATGGCCTCATGCTCCATGCGGGCCGCTTCGATGAATCCCTCTCCGCAGCTGCGTGCGCTTATTTCAGTCGCGTCATTGGCGGGCAATGACACGGCGGAAACGTCATACAGTTTTTTGATGCCGGTGATTTTTCTGTGAATCACGGTTCTATTGTTCTCCAGGTGTTCCTCGGTGCGTTCGTCCTTCGAAACAGTAAATCCAAAGGACATTTTATCCGTGTATCCGCCCTTGATCTCTTCATATAGCTGACGGCCCAGCTCAGTGCCGCCCAGATCGGCGCGGATCTTCAGGCCGTGTTCGTCCGCCGTCAGCTTGAGAGTGCCGTTTTTGATCCTGGCAAAAACGCGGCCCTCATGGTCATACTGCATGATGGTATCCGACATGTCGGTATCATCGAACGCGTGGCGGTCAATGGATTCGAAAACGGCATACTCCCCGATATCCCAAAGCGGGTATTCCTGGTCAAAGGTGGTGGCGTATCCTTCAACGGTCATGTCGTTGTTTTCGCCCGTTCTCAGCTCCAGATCATTGGCTTGAAAACGGCGGTATTCGCGTTCATTCGTTTTTGTCGGCATTGTCTTGCACCTCCTTAGGCGTTTCGTTCACGTTGTAATACTCTCCGCGGGCCGGGATCTGGGATCCCAGCGGATCCGGCAGCGGCGGCAGGTTGAATATTTCACGGATTTCGTTCCTGGTCATCAGGCCGCGGTCGGCCATCTGAGACGCAACGCGCAGCTTGTCGCTGTTGCTCATATACTGCAACCGGTTGGACGTAAACATGATCCGGTTGCCGAACGTCCGTTCACGCTCAGTGAACAGCATTCGTGTTATACTGTCCGAAAGATTGATTGACAGCCATTCCACAGCGCCCTCATAGAACGCCAGCCATTCGTCACCGAACGCCTTGTTTTGCAGGATCGCCTCATTGACACCGAAATAGTTATACACATTCTCGGTGATCAGCTTCAGCTGACCGGCATCCACGGTATAGGCGCTGCTGGTGATCTGCTTCACGTCTTTGTAGGTGTTGGGGAACAACAGCACGCCGCCAGATTCGCCGCTCAGATTTTCGCGGTCGAAGCGCTGACGCTCTTTCGCCAGATCCTCGTCCCTTGACCAGTTGGACGCAACCGCCATGAAACGGAAAGAAGCGCCGTTTTTAATGGCCTCCTGCACGCCCTGGCGCTGGATGGCGATCAGGTCGAGCGTAGATTTCAGCGCGTCATTGTCATCTCCGAACAGATCAGACTGATACTGATACCGGGTCAGGATCCCGACCCGCCACAATTCAATAGCCCGCCGTTTCCGACCGCCATCGAAAAAGAAGCGGATCCACGGCTCCCCTCGGTAATCCACCAGCTCCCAGCGTTCCGGCGCTATGCTGATTATGCCGTTGGTTTCGTCATAATCACCCAGCACCGGCACAACGAACGCCGTGTTCCGCGCATACAAAATGACCGCAGTCCGATAGAGGAATTGCGGCCAGGTCTGAAATTCGTTTGGCTGGTTTTGCAATCGGCTGCGCAGGTTGGGTTTGGCGGTTCCCTGAATGACCGGCATTAATTTCGCCGCGTGCCGACCGTGCGCGTCAATGGCCGCGCGGATCAGCTCGCTTTCGAATACGCTGCCCTGCCATGTGCGGAACGCGGGCGAATACCCTTCCAGCAGGCGAAATTGTTCCCGCGCCAGCTGCGCGGCTCCGCCGTCCTTTTTGCCAAAGATCTTTTCAAAAATTCCCATAGGATCACCCCGCGTTTTTCAGCCGGTCGCTGTATTCTCCCCAGTGATTCTGTCTCATGCACAGTGCGTCAAGAATTGCCGCCACACCGTCAACGTGGGCGAATTTGGATATTTTCACCAGCTTTTTGCGCGGGTGAGCGCTGGTGTTGCTCTCGATCTGCTGCGCGGCATCCAAAAAATGAATCTTCAGCAGGTCATTGTCATCCGCGCATTGAATCGCGCCGTTTTTCAGCAGGCCCTCAAGGTTATCCTGGATTCCGGTTAAATTGAAACCCTGGAAAACAGATTCGGTATGGAAACCATATGCCTCCATATCCTGGATCAGATACTGTGCGGAATAACGGTCGTATCCAACCATGAGCGGATAAATCTGATAGTCCTCTATCAGGCTGGTAAACCAGTTGTAACAATCCCGATAATCCACGAAATTATCACCGGAGAGCGACAGAAACCCGCGTTCGATCATGGCCTGATAGGGGATGCCGTCCCGATCAGTGGCCTCCTGCAATTTTTCGGACGGGAGCCAGAAGTGGGAAAAAATATAAATGACCCCATCGCGTTCGATCAGCACGCAGGCGCTGGTCAAGTCGGTGGTCTGCGACAAGTCCAGCCCGCCCAGACAGTAGGTATTGCGGAAATCCGCCAGGGTGAAATTGTTACCGAATGCCTTTTTGACATCCTGTGCGGTGAACCAGGCCAGCGAGGAATTTTGCTTGATATTGCAGTATTTTGTTATGAATTCAGTTTTTTTGCTGAGTGATTCGTGGGCTATGTCAATTTCATCAAGGATGGTTTTGACCTTGATCGATACGCCCAAACCGGGCAGAGATTTATATAATTCGTTGATGTCATCCCACTTGTTGACATCATCGATCATATAAAGGAGCGGCAGCAGGTGTTTTTCACGGCTGTTGCCGTTCAGGAATGCCGTTCCGCGCTTGACCAGCTCGTCAAAAATACCCTCGTTTTCATAGCCTCCGGAGCTGATCCCCAGGCCCATCGGTTCCAGACGCGAATTGTTGCCGCTGGTCAGCGCCTCCCATTGCCGCAGGCCCTTTTGACCAGGCCACGCGGCCAGCTCGTCAGCAACGAACAGCATCGGGTTATAACCGTCTGAACGTTTATCGGTGAACGGCAGTTTCTGAATGGTGGTGTTGAATTTCTGAATGAACAGATCGTTTTTGCGCTGCTTCGTGATCCTGGCGAATGCCGGTTCAGCATCAACAGTGAATTTGAACGCCGAATAAACCAGATCCGCCTGTGCCAATTTCGGAGCAACGCAGTAGATTTCAGACCCGAATTCACCAACCACATATGAAAAATAGGCAATATTGCTGGATGCAATCAGCGTCTTGCCCATTTTGCGGCCAACCACCCAGATGACCTCTGTGAACATCCTGGTCATTTCGTCCGGATCCAGGATCCCATACATCAGGGACAAACCGGCCTTTTGCCACAGATCTAACTTCAGATGGCCAGGGGCCAGAATGCCCTTGTTGTGGTGGCAGTATTTTTCAATGAAATTGATGCAGTTGTCTGTTCGTTCCTGACTGTAGCAATAAGTGTGGTCTTCGATGCCGTCCAGAATCTTTTCATAGAGGAGGCGGATCCATTTGCCGACAACAATCGAATTGTTCTGAATGCCCTGGTAATATTTGTATATGTAATTCACGGCTGTTTTCTGAATTCGGAGAAATCATCCTCCGGATCCACGTCCTCAAGGATCATATCGTCAAGCTGCTTGCAGATTGACTGATAATTCTTGTCCAGCTTTGTGAATAGATCGGCAGCGGCCCGCGTCTTTTCGTATGGTTCGCACTTTTCTGACTGCTGGAACCATTCCGTCAGGCCGTTTTTCTGAATATCGGCATTCAGAATGTTGAGGTTGACACGGATCCGCGCGGCCTGTGCGATCAGGCCCTGTGCCAGGGCGAAGCGTTTCGGAGACAGGTTTTTATAGATCTCCGACAGGCGTTTGATCTCTGATTCTTCCGTTATCGGCTTTGGCTGCTTTGAGGCTGGCACTTTTTTCTTCGCAGCTGGGGCTTTAGCCTTTGCCGCGGTCGGTTTCTTCGCCGATTTGGCCGGTGTGGTCGGCTGTTCCTTTGTAGCTTCTGGCATCTCTAAAAAACTTCTCCTTCCTTCCGCCTATATATCAAAAAAACGCGCAAACCGGGGGGGTTATACGCGCGTACAGAGCGGAAAATTTACC